CTCCCGACCGCTACGCGTCATACGACAGGAGAACGCGTGCAGGTTAGGGAACCCAAGAAGGCCTCCCTAAAGTCCGTCTACAGGGCTCTGAGAGGCCTTCTAGGGGGGTGTTTAGGCGTCCTGCTGGTGGTGAACTAGATGGGCTCGGTACTCCTCTAGCGTCTTGTTGCCTTTGCGCAGGTTGCACTTACGGCAGGCGAAGGCTAGGTTGTCTAAGTCGTGTTTTCCGCCTCTGCTGATTGGTATGACGTGATCTATGGTTCGGCTTGTGGGGGCGAGGAAGTGGGCTGTGGTGTCAATTGCTATGCCGCACAGGTAGCATGTTTTGTCTCCATTGTTCCACATTTCCTCAATGAGTTCGGCGGTGGCGGTGCCTTCCTCCTCGGCTTTCATTCTGCGCAGCACGTATGAGGCGACGCGATCTGGGTTGTTGAGTTTCCAAGTTCTGTTTGATCTCGCGGATGTTTCTTTGCCTCTGGGTGTTTTTAATCATCGCCGCACGCGAACGGCTTCTGCCTCTCGGTTTGCTTTCCTGTATGCTTTTGCTGTGACGTGGGCGCGTTCGGCGGCCATGTGGTATCCTTTCTGTGCAAGAACAAATTTAGCTTCGTTCCTGTTCTTGTTTCTTCTGGAGTTGCCCTCGGTGTGGAAAGCCGGGGGCTTCTCGTTGTGCTGATGGTTGGAGTGTAGGCAGGGTGAGACAGGAGTGTCGAGCGCCCGCGACCGTCCAGCCGATGTGGTTCAGCCTGGAGTAGTCGGCCTCGCGTTCGAGGAGGACGTGCCCGGTGCGACCTTCCCTGTTCTTGGCAACGTGGATGTCGAGGCGGGTCCAATCGGTCACCCCGTTCTCGTGGGGGCAGGACATGAGCATGACGACGTTGGCGTCCTGCTCGATGTTGCCGGACTCGCGGAGGTGGGAGAGCTGGAGCTCTCCGCCGAGGGACTGTTCGGCTTGGCGGCCGAGCTGGGCGATAGCGAAGACGGGGATCTGGAGGTCCTTGGCGAGGTTTTTGAGGGAGCGCGTGTATTCGCCGATGAGCTCCCAGCGGGCTCTTCTGTCGCCGGGGGAGGCGTTGATGAGGCCGATGTAGTCGATGAATGCGGCGGTGAGGCCGTGTTGGCGGTGGAGTAGGCGTGTGGTGGCTACGAAGTCTCCGATGGTGAGGTTTGCGCGGTCGTCGAAGTGGATTGGGAGCTGCCGGAGGTGCGGTACTGCGGCGTTGATGCGGGCTTGTTCGTCGGGGGTTGGGTGGCGGCGGCGGGTTACTGCGTCGCCGGGGACGTTGGCGACGTTGGAGAGGATGCGTGACCAGAGTTCGCGGCCCGCCATTTCGAGGCTGGCGAAGTAGACGTGGCCGGTGTCTGCGAGGGTGGCGGCGGCCTGTATTGCTGCCAAGCTTTTCCCAACTCCCGGCCTGGCGGCGATGACGTAGAGTCCTCCTGGCTTCCATCCTCCGATGATGTGGTTGAGGTCGGGCCAGGGGGTGGGCGTGAATGGTGTCTGCTTGGTGGTGAAGTCTGCGAGTTGAGTGAGGCACTGGTCGTTGTCAACGAGTGCTGTGGAGCCGGTGGAGACTTGGTTGAGGAGCTCTCTGATGGTGGCTTCGGCGTTTGAGGGGTCTTCTCCGGCTTCGATGATTTGGAGGCCGCGGGTGCAGGCGTCTGCGAGTTGGCGGCGGGCGGTGTTGTCGATGAGTTTGTTGGCGTAGACGCCTGCGAGGGCCCCGTGTGCGACTGCCGTGAGGTCCATGATGTCTAGGAGGTAGTCGGGGGTGACGTTGGCGTCTGTGATGGTGGGGAGCTTGTCGAGAATGAGCTCGCGGGTGAGGCCTTGGCCTGGGTTTTTTTGCTTGTAGTCTTCGATGAGTCGCCAGATGGCTGCGTTGCGGGTGTCTGCGAAGTGGTGGGGGTGGATGTTGTCGAGGTCGATGAGGGCGTTTGGGTCGCCGCTGAGGGCGATGTTGAGGATGGTGGTTTCGGTGTTCATGTGTTGTGTGGGGGTGTTGGTGGGGCCCTGCTGGTGTTGCAGGACCCCACGGGGTGGTTACTGTACGTCGTAGGTGGCGGAGAGTGGGACCATGTCGATGGTCACTGTGATGCGGTTGTCGCTTCCGACCTCACCGAATTCGATCTTCGGCACTAATGGGTCATTCGTGTTCATTAACTGGCTCCTTGGGGGTGTGAGTGATGAGCTTTTGGATAACTGCATGCTGGAGTCTATTGAGTTCGACTCCCATGAATGCGTGTCGCAGGGCTTCAAGCTCTCCAATGGGGACTGCCACACAGGGTCTCCAGGCTGTGATTTCATTTGGGGAGTGGCCGTCGTTGATGCACCACCCGAGATGTGGTCCGTCGAGTAGATAGTAGCCGCTTGCTGGGTTATCTACGTCTACTAGCGTGGCGGTTGTGTTGCTTATGTCTGTTCCGCAGCAGAATCCTTTGTCGATGCGGATGAGCGGGGTCGTGGGTGTAGTGTCCATGGTGTCAGCTTTCTGTGATGTGGTAGGCGATGCGGATGGTGTCGATGAGGAGGTAGATTAGTGCTCCTGTCCCCGCCTGGTTGTTGAAGGTTGAGGCGGTGGCGGAGATTTGTGTGGTGTCGTCGCCTGTTATGGTGGGGAGTGTTGAGCGTGCGTTGAGCTCTTTCGCCACGGCTCTGGCGTCGATGAACACCTTCTGGGCGGAGATTGTTAGGTCGGTGGCGACTGCGTTGGAGAGGATGATGGTGGCGGCTATTAGCTTGGCGAGGCTGGTGAATGCGTTCTCCAGAGTTACTGGGTTGATGCCGTTGCGTGTTGCGCTGGAGATCAGCTGGGCCGCTGAGGCGGGGCGTGTTTCGGTGTGGTCGTCTTCGATGAGGGAGAGCCACCTGCCGGGGCCTGCGGCTACGAGGTGGAGTTTCTGTCGTGGGGTTAACATCGTGGGTTCCTTTCGGTTGTGGCTGATGGTTGGAGTGTAGGCAGCTCGTCTCAGGTTGTCAACCCCTGCCACATCGGCGGTCGATCTCGGCTTGCCAGCGAGGCCATGTAGGGTCGCTGGGGAGGCCCATGTGAGGCTTCCAGAACTTGAAGTAGAGGTCAGGGTCGATACCCGCGTCGAGGCAGGCGTACCCGAAGTCGTCTACGGTGAGGGGCTTACCGGTGGCAGGGTTGATGACCGGCGCATAGGAGTCCGTGTTGGGCGTATCGATGCCGACGGGCTGCTTCCATGCCCCCTTGACGTAGCCATTGCCATTGCGGCACCAGGTGCGCCATGCAGCATCCCAGTCTGCGTTCTTGGAGCCCTTGGAGAGGTGGTAGTCGCGGAACTTCTCCACCTCGATGCTGACGGGCATGGAGGGGTAGTTCTCACGGGCGTGGGCGAGGCATTTCTCGTTGGGGGCCCAGTCCTCGGGGATGGCCGTCTTGCGCTTGGCCTTGACGGTCCGCTTGGGGGCCTCTGCCTGCCGGGGGGCCTCAATAGGGAGCGCACTATCGGACGCTTCAGTCGCGTCATCCCATAGGTGCGGGTTGTTCTCTCGGCTGGACGGGAAGTTGTAGCCGCACCCCGTATTGGCTAGGCGGTCATAGTCGTCGCGCACATCCTCCGTGAGGGCGGAGCGCCAGTCCACGTAGATGACTGACGAGAGGCGCTTAAAGCCGTCACTGCGCTGGATGCGGACGATGAGGCCGCGACCTTCGAGTGATGCTAGGGCCTTCTTGACACCATCTTCGCTGTAGTGGGCGCGCTTGGCTATCTGGGTGACGCTGACGTCTAACTGGGGGACGCCACACCATGTGGAGAGGGCGGTGAGGGTGTCGATCTCTGCGCGGGTGAGGTCTTCGCGGGCGCCAGCGAAGGTGAGGGCTGTCAGTAGAGAGATGAACATGATATGATCTCCTTGTGTCTCTAGGGGCGCCACCTTGCAGTAGGGGTGGCGCCCCGTTTTTGTTATTTGTCGCCCCGCCTCTCCTGTGTGGACAGGTGGACGCCAAGGGCGGTTTGGTATGACTCCAGGAGGAGATAGGCCTCCCATGTCACCCCTGCGGCGGCCCAGTTCACGCTAATGCGGCTACCGCGGAAGCTGCCAGTATTCCAGACGATCACTCCGGAGTTGGCGAGTGAGGTTAGGGCATCTCGGGTACCCATGTAAGTGAGTCCGATCATGTCGGCGATGGCGCCGACGGTGGTGTCCACGATGCTGCTGCGGCGAAGGGGGGATTGCTCGACCTGGATGATGGCGAGTGCTTGCAGAACCTTATAGGGGCCGCCAGCGATGCGCTGGGGGAGTAGCTCGTGGGAGATGATGCCGAGGATTGGCGCAACAAGCGACATTGGTAGGTGTTCGTGTCTCATGGTTGAGAGTCTAGCGGGCTTGACTGGGTGTGTCAAGTTCCCGCAGGTGCAGAGGAGGGTGCGTCTTGCGCCCATCGCTGGGGTAACTATTACCCTCTGCGCGGGGTAAATACGAACCGCTTCTAATAGAGAAGATGTTCTTCATTACCAGAAGAGCCCCGCTTCGGGCCTACGGCCCTCCGCGCACATCGATCTCCGCTTCGCTCCGACCGCCGGACCGTTGGTCCTTGGTCGTCGCCCTGGCCTTCGGCCTAGTTGGTCCACGAGGGCATGGAGGAAGAGATGGCTCGTTGGCTAGTCACGTACCTGGCTCTCGTTGACACCTGGTCACCTGATCGAGTTGGAGCGCTCAGAGACATCCTCGTTGTCCTTGCCCTTCTTCCTTGACCGAGACGGAACGTGACTTCCTCTCCTTCCTTGCTCTGATGCCAAGCAAGAGGGTTGGGTGGTTGGTTGAGTTAGGTTGATCGCCTCTAGTTGGCTGACTCTCGCCAAAGAGAGCTCCGCGGCGACAGCGGGGGCGCTCGCGGCCCGAGAAGGCCATCGCGGGCCCCGTGGAGGGCCTTTTGGGGTCGGGTGTGGGTGCTGGCCTACCTGGGGTGCTGAAAGGCGCTCAGATTGGCTTACACGGCCTCGGGGTGGTTTGGGTGGCGGGCTTGCTTGTCGGATGCACCCTCGGCTATGCTGGTCGTGCTGATAGGGGCCCGCCTTGATGGACCGCGATTGAGTTTCCTTTCCTCTCGTGTATTCCAAGGCGGGCCCCGCCTTTTGCCCCAAGGGCTCCGGCGTGGTAGACTGTGTTGGTCAGCCAACGAGAGGACACCTCATGAAGATCGAATGGGAGAACACCCCCCAGTACTGCAAGGTCTGCGACCAGCAGATGCGCCCCCCCCGCACGTCACTCGTCGACCACCCGGGCACTCGCGCCTACGGCGGGAGGGATATCTGCAACTCCTGCTACCGGCGTAAGCGCCGCGGTCAGGACGGTGCGGCCAAAACGTACATGGACTGGAATGAGGCGCATCACTGCTCGCGCTGTGGCGTCCGCATGCGCCCTCCACGCACCAGCATCAGCGAGTTCCCCGATACCCGCCTGTACTCTGGGAACGGGGTCTGTGCCTTGTGTGCTAAGGGGCGCCGCGCCGTCGGCCCTACGGTTGCTGAGCTCGCGGCCCAGGGGCACCCTTGTATTGAGCCCTGCCCTCTTCCCTCGAATAAGCGCTCCAACATTTGGTGAAAGGACACCCCGTGCTTTACCTCCTCGTCTACGGCGACAAGAGCAACCCTGACGTTGACGTGATCCTCTGCGACCGCCACCCCGACCGCACTGACGAGGGGACGTGGGTGTTCAAGAATGAGGGGCAGCCGGACTTCTACGTGTACCCAGGCGACTACCTGTCGATCCAGCACGCCTACTTCGGAGGCAAGGCCGCCAAGCCCGCTTTTCTCTTCGACATCCGGGAAGGCTCCCCGAACAGTGAAGGCGTGTCGATGGTTTACCCAGGTGACGTGCGGTGAACGTGGATGATCTCAGTGAGGTTCATGTGCGAATGCTTGTCGCATCCCTCGACTGCGCGGTTGATGAGCTCCGGGATGCGCTCGATGCGGCGCACCAGACTGGTGCGTACGATGTGGCACATCATCGCCGTGACGCCGATCAGGATGACGCCATCATCCGGGTTGGTGAGGCGCGGGAGGGTGTCGAGGAGTACCTGGAGCTTGTGTTCACTGACCGGTATGACATGGGTGTGCATGTGACATTGGAGGTGATCGGGTAGTGGCTTGGGATAAGAATTCCAGGCGCCGCAAGGAGCTCCCTAAGGACTGGGACAAGATCCGGCGCACTGTCCTTAGGCGGGATGGCGGCCTGTGCGTTTTCTGCGGTAACCCAGCGAATCAGGTGGATCACATTATCCCTGACGGCCCGCACGTGCCAGACAATCTTAGGGCGTTGTGTCAGCACTGCCATATGGTGCGCACGCAGCAGCAGTCGGCAGAAGCCAGGAAGCGTCGCTATAATCGCGGCAACAAGGCTCGCGGCCCCAGGCCGAAGAGTAAGCACCCCGGATACCTTTAGGAGACGACGATGGGAGTGAAGGGACCGATCCCGAAGCGCAGCACTGAGGGGCACCGCACTACGCAGGCCAGGAAGCTGGATGGTGGCGTGGAGCCCGTTAACGTGGTTGCCGAGCAGGTGAAGCCGCCTAAGCCGGATCCTGACTGGCACCCCATCGCGAAGAAGCTGTGGAAGGCTGTGGAGAAGTCAACGTTCACTCGCTACTATGAGCCGTCGGACTGGATTGTTCTCTACTCCACCTGTGATGACTTGTCGGATTACAAGATGCAGGATCGGCGTTCTCCCACGATGCTGGCGGCGGTTAACACTATGCTCACCAGCCTTCTTCTCACTGAGGGTGATCGGCGCAGGGTTCAGATCGAGATCAACCGCGTTGACGAGTCCGAGGCCGAGTCGGCTGGCGTGGTCGCGTTGCAGGCGTGGACGAAGGCGCGGGCAGCGAAGTGACCGAGACGCTCCCCGCACCCCGGGAGCGAACCGATACGCTCCCCCTCGGTTTGCCGGAGAGGACTCTCGGCTATCATGCTGCGGCGTGGATGATGGATAACCTGATCCAGCCGAATGGGCCGAAGGCGGGGCGGCCATTCATTCCGACTGATAGGCAGATCGAGTTCCTCGCTCATTTCTACGCCCTGAATCATAAGGGAAACTTTGTGTACAGGCAGGGAATTAGAAGGTTAAGCAAGGGGTCAGGGAAAGCTCAGGCTTTGTCCAGCTTAATCTTAACAACAACTGGATGGCGCAAGTTCGGCGACCTCGCTGTCGGCGACCAGGTGTTCCACCCCTCCGGTAAGCCTACCAGAATCACGCGACTCCATCCGGTTGGTCAGTGGGACACGTGGGATGTTGAGGTCTCCGATGGCACTGTCTTAACTGTCACTGGCGAGCACCTGTTTACGGTGGACGAGTTTGTCGGTTCGTCTAAGCGTAAGCGTCGAACACTGGACGTACGAGCTATGGCTCGCGAGGGGGAGTTCAATCTCCGACTCCCCGACGTCGACAAGGAGGCGTTGCGGGCAAACGGGGTATCAGAGGGCGTGCTGGCATCTTTCCAGAACGGTAGAACCATCGTCGGAGCGCGCCAAGTCCCTCCGGTGGATGCCCGTTGCATCACTGTGGAGGCTGAGGATGGGCTCTATCTGGTGGGGGAGACGATGGTGGTGACCCATAATTCCCCGTTCGCTGCGGCTATGTGCCTGTTTGAGCTTCTTGGCCCGTGCCGGCATGACGGGTTTGACCGTCACGAGCCTTTCGGTGTGCGGGCGAAGCCGATGAGTATGCCGCTGGTGCAGATCGTAGCTACGTCGGAAAGCCAAACCGCTAATACCATACGAATGGTCAGGGCGTTTTGTCAGAAGAAGGGACCATTGGCCCGCAAGTACGATCTTGAGGTGGCGAAGACGTTCATTGAGACACCAGGCGGGGGGAAGCTTCAGCAGATGACGTCTTCTGCCCACTCCATGGAGGGTGGTGAGGTGTCCTTCGTTGTGGGGGATGAGCTCGAGCACTGGCTCCCCGCCCAGGGTGGTCCGGCCATGTTGCAGACGATTCAGCAGAACGCTGCGAAGATGGGTGGCCGGTTCATGGGGACCTGTAACGCTTGGGTTCCGGGTGAGCAGTCGTCCGCAGAAGCGGTCTTTGAGGCCTGGTGCGACCAGGAGGACGGCCTCACTAGAGGTAAGACGAAGATCCTCTACGACGCCCGTATCGCTCCCCCGAACACGGTTTTGACGGACGAGCCGGAGGAGGGGCAGGTTGGGCTCACGAAGGCACTGGAGTACGTGTACGAGGACTGCCCGTGGGTAAACCTGGAGTCGATCAAGGAGCAGATCTGGTCGCCGGAGTACCCGGAGTCGAGGTCGATCCGGTTCTTCCTGAACAGGCCGAACGCAGCGGAGGCGTCCTGGATCACCTTGGAGGAGTGGACCCAGCTCCGTAAGCCGGACCGGAAGGTGGAGCCTGGGGAGAAGATCGTCATGTTCTTCGACGGATCCAAGTCGAATGACCATACGGCCCTCGTGGGTTGCTGCATGGAGGACGGGCACGTCTTCAAGATCGGCCACTGGAAGCCGGAGAAGCCCCTTGGCGTGGTGAATGTGGCTGCCGTGGACGCGGGGGTCAGGAGAGCGTTCGACACGTATAACGTGGTGGCGTTCTGGGCTGACGTCCGGGAGTGGGAGTCGTTCACGCGCACGGCCTGGCCTGAGGACTTCGGCGATCGGCTGATCGTACCTGCCGTGCGTGGGGGAATGTCCGCGTCCCCGATCGCATGGGATATGCGCTCCCACGCCTACCAGTTCGCCGAGGCGGCGGAGACGGCGTTCACGGAGATCCAGCAGCAGGCGTTCACTCACGATGGGGACTCTGCCCTGGGTGAGCACGTGTCTAACTGTCGCGTGAATGAGTTCAAGGGGCGCTGGTCGGTGAAGAAGGAGTCCCCGAAGTCTTCTAAGAAGATCGATCTGGCTGTGTGCATGATCGGCGCTAGAATGTTGTACAGGTACGTCAAGAGCAGCAAGGAGTGGGCCGACATGAATAAGCCTGTTGGTGCGTGGACGGTGATCGTGTGAGCTTTGAGAAGATGCTCTCCGGCTTTGAGGGCGGCGCTTATCGCCCGGAGTCGTTTGAGACGTACTATGAGCAGAGTGAGCGCCTGGATGCCCTGGGTATCAGTATCCCGCCGGAGGCGCGCGTGCTGGAGATGCAGGCGCCGTTCGCGAAGATGGCTATTGATGTCCTGACTGAGGTCCTGATTCCGGCTGGGTTCATCATCGCGGATGATGGGCGTAAGGATCTGGTGCGTGACCTGCGTGTTGTGTGGCAGGCCAATGACATGGATTCTCAGTTCAATCTGGCGGCGGCTGAGGCTCTTGCTGCTGGGTCTGTGTTCTGGGTGCTGTCTCCTGCGGATGAGGATCATGAGCATCCGTCTGTTCGTGCGCTGGACTCGCGTCACGCTGGTGTCCGTATCGACCACTTCGGGAACGTGATCGAGGGGGTGGCTGTCTACCGTTCGGGTGATGGCGTGAAGTGCGCCTCGTACTACACGCCTGACGGTATGACCGCCTACAGGCAGGTCGGTACCCGGTGGGTGTCCGACTGGTCTACGAGTGACCCGTGGGGTGCGTCGATCGTGCCCATGTTCAACAGGGCTCGGCTCCGTGACCGGTATGGCAGGTCGGACTTGAAGGAGCTGAAGACGGTCATTGACGCGGCCTCTAGGACTCTCACGAACCTTCAGATGGGGCAGGAGGTCGCGGCTTTCCCGCTGAGGTTCCTTATTGGTGACGGTGCTGACCGGATGCTGGCTGGGCAGCAGGCGGCTGCCGCGATGAACGGGCAGTTCGGCGGTAATCGCATGGAGAATTATGCTGGCGCGCTTCTGGCCGCCCCTACTGGGGCTGATGTGAAGCAGCTGACTGGCGCGTCCTTGGATACGTTCACGAACACGTACCGCACTTACGCGTTGCAGATCTCAGCCATGACGGGTATTCCGCCATCAATGATGGGTGTGGCTGCCGACAATAACCCCACATCTGCTGAGGCTTTGCGTGTTGCGAAGGATCGTCTTATCGCTCGCGCTGAGAACAAGCAGCGCCAGTTCAGTGACGCTCTTGAGCGCATCGCCCGCATTATCGCGGTCATGAACGGGGAGTCGCCCGATGGCCTGGAGACCCTTGAGGTGATGTGGGCTGACGCCGCGGCACCGTCGGCGAGCGCCCAGATGGCTACCGCCATGCAGGCCGAGTCTCAGGGGGTTATCGGCGCTGAGACTGCACGGGACTTCATGCACCTGTCTCCGGAGCAGATGGAGCGCGAGAACCGCCGCCAGAACGACCTGGATTCGATGGCGGGCCAGATCCTCCCTGTCGGCCCGCAGGATGAGGGCGAGGAGGATCCTGAGGATAGTGACGAGGAAGAGGATCCCGCCGACGACAAGGAGGAGGCTAAGAAGTGACCCTTTCGCTCTTCAGGGCCCTCCTAGCCACTATCGCCCGCACCTTCCAGAGGCGCCTGGACGACACCACCGCCCCCTTGCAGGGGAAGCCTGTGACGCTCTCAGAGAAGGAGCTGGGTGAGGCCATCACTCCTCTCGTGTGGGCCGCAAGACGTCAGGCGTGGGCAGCCACGGCCTTGTTCCTGCGCGGGCAGGCCAGGAGGCATGGGGCGAATGAGGCATGGATTCCTCCACAGCCGGGCTATAGCCCCGACTCGGTGCGCTATGCGATCAGGTCCACCAAGGCCCGATCCGGTAAGCCGGAGGCGTTCAAGGCCCTCCAAGGCGAGCTCACTAGTCACGTGTATGCGGCGTCCAGGCGCACAGTTAATGACGCCGTAGAGGACGCCCCAGACGTGACCGAGCTTCTGGATGACCTCGAGCGGATCGCCGATGACCTCGATTCCTTCTCCAAGGAGCAGGTCGAGCAGATTGAGCGGGAAGTCAAGAAGCACGAGCGTAAACGCCGCCCGCGGAGGAACTGGGTTGACGTATTCGATGAGGTCGCGGACCGTGTAGACAAGGCCATTAAAGAGCTTGAGTCCGAGGGGATGCTGACTCAGAAGTATAGGGACTCGGAGTCCCTGAAGGATCTCCCGGACAAGTATCGCCGCTCGAAGGATGGCACTGTTATTGCCCGCCCGTTCGCGTGGGCGCGAGTGGTCACCCCGTCAAAGAATGGGCCGTGCGGCTTCTGCGCAATGCTTGCCTCTCGGGGCCCCGCATACAAGTCGTCTAAGACGGCTGGTGTGGGTGTGAACAGGTTCCACAATCACTGCCGGTGCGTGATTGTCCCGGTTTACACGTCCAGGGCGTGGCCAGGTAAGGAACAGCATGCTAGATTCGAACAACTGTACAATGAGGTAGTGAAGGCACATGACCTTCATGGGCATGAGGCGCTGCGGGCAATGAACCGCCGCCTCTACCAGGAGCAAAGGAGAAGGAATGGCTGACACCCCCACCGAGTCATCAGACGAGGTCGTTACCCCTGCCGAGGAGGCCACCACTACACCGGAGCCCCAGGGCGATGTTGACGCAGGGGCCGCCGGGCAGGAGGAGGCGCCAGCTGCCCCTGAGGAGGCTGAGAGCACCCCCGAGGCGCCCAGCACCCCCAGCGAGCTCGACGCCCTGAAAGAGCGACTGGGGGCCCTTGAGGCGGTACTCGCCAACAAGGACGAGGAGATCAAGGCCCTGCGTGACACCGCAGCTAAGGACTCCCTGATCCGTGACGCAGGCCTCCCCTCGAAGTACGCCCAGTTCCTACACGGAGACGAGTCCGGGTGGGGAGATCAGGTATCCACCCTCCTGGAGCTCACCAGCAAGACCCCTGCGCGCCCCCGCGACCCCGCGGTAGACGCCCAGGTCGGCTCCGACTCGGAGGACCGCGAGACCGCCATCCTCCGCATGTTCGGGCTCGCCGAGTAACCCCTGCCTGACAGGGGCAACATCTAGAACAACTCTGCCGGTCAGGCAGGAAGGAGACGCGAATGGCGGACAACGCTGCCAAGGTCGCAACCATTGCAAAGCTTACCGCTGGCGGTAACGCCGAGGGCTTCCCGAAGGAGGTGCTTGCCCCGATCTGGAAGCGGGCCTTCGCTGGCTCCATCGTCCAGAAGGTCGCTGGCACCGTCCCGGTTTCCCTGGCCGGTAACGCAGTCAGTATGCCGGTAGGCCAGCCTGTCGCCGGTATCGTCCAGGAGAACGCTGACAAGCCTGTCGTTGACGTCTCTGTTGGCCTGAAGACCTTCAGTCCCGTCAAGACGGCTGCGATCGTGTCGATCTCTAAGGAGGCGCTCATGGCTAACCCCCTGAACGCCTTCGATGACCTGGAGGATCAGCTGGCTGAGGCTATCGCCCGCTCGATCGACACCGCCGTCATTCACGGCAAGGACGCCCTCACCGGCACTGCCCTGGCGGGCAAGGAGTCCCTGTCCTCCACCACGAACGTTGTGGAGCTGGACCCCGCCAAGTTCGACACTACCGGCTACCTCGGCAAGCAGCTCGCTGCGGCTTACGACAAGGTCGTGAACACTGACGGCGAGACTGACTACGACTTCAACGAGTTCCTCCTGTCGCCGAAGTTCCGGTCCATCATCATGGGAGCAACCGACGGCTTCGGTCGCCCGCTCTACCAGGCGTCCCCGAACCTGGCTGACCAGTTCACCAGCGTTCTGGGCATCCCCGCCGTCTACCACAAGGCTGTTAACGGCCGCGGCAAGGTGTCTGAGCCGAACCTGCTGGGCTTCGGTGGTGACCTGAAGGAGAACCTGCGTCTCGGCTTCGTTGAGGGCCTCACCTGGGCTACCGCCGACCAGTACGCCGCCGGGATGGACCTGTTCGGCACGAACCGTATCGCGATTCGTGTTGAGGCCATCTTCGGCTGGGTTCTGCGTGACCCGCAGGCGTTCGTGAAGATCACGAAGAAGGCTGGCTGATGAGTCCGTGGGGCGAGGGTTCCGTAACGCTCTCGCCCCACGGGTGACACCTAGGGAGGAGAAGAAGTGGCCGTAGCGGAGAGACTCGACGTCGAACGCACGCTCATGCGCGACCTCGAGGTCGATGAGGCAAGGTGGGTGGGCGCACTTCTCGAGCGCGCTGAGGCCCTTATCCTCCTCCGCATGCCTGACGCCGTTAACCGGTGTCGCGTCGACTACCCGTTCCGTGTGGCTCTCATCATGGTGGAGTGCGAGGCTGTCGCGCGAGTGTTGCGTGCTCCCGGCGGCGGGCTCTACAAGTATGAGACTGAGGGCACCTACACCTACTCGGTGAATCAGGCCGTGGCTTCCGGTCTCCTGGAGATCACTCAGCGGGATTGGCAGGCGCTCGAGGGCGGCGCCGGAGGGTGGGGTAGCGCAGCCCCAGTCCTGGACGGGTATGCTCGGAACCGGCGCGGCGGGGAGTGGTCCCCGGACGTGTCGAAGACATTCCTAATGTCTTTCCGGCGGGCTTCGGTCCCGGATAAGCCAGCCACCCCCGAGCTGGGGTTGCAGCGGTGGGAGGGGTGGCGTACCACATGGTGACCTTCCGTCCTCGCCGCGGCCGATACCTGGAGAACGGGCCTCACGCCGTAGAGGTCACTGTCGCGATTGTGTCTGAGGGCCGCACCGGGCGCCGCTACACGCCCGGTGAGACGTTCTACGTCGATAAGGTTCTAGTGCAGCCCTCCGCCGGTAACGCGTTGAAGGCCACGGAGAACCGTATCATCCGCGGTGATCTTACCGATGAGACTACCTTGAAGATTATGGGGACTGGCCGGAAGTGGCCGGGCGGTCCACACTCGTGGGTGAAGATCATTAAGGGGCCACCGTCACTGGAGGGGAAGACTTTCCAGCAGGCTGGTGAGCCGCTCACCTATGATGCCTCGCCGATGACGCGCCATTTCAGTGTCCGCTGCGACACCCTGGGTACGGTGGCGAAGTGATCCACGCCTACGACAATAAGCGGATCCACGAGGATATTGCGGAGGTTGTTGCCCGCCAGCCGGAGTTTGCTGCGGCCGCGGCGAAGGTGTTTGCTGAGGTGAAGGCTGCCGCTTCCGCGCACGTCGACTCCGGCGAGCTTTTTGCCTCATACGGCATGGAGCAGGGGAAGGTGGACTACACGATCGCCCCGTCCACCGACCATGATGCGGCCGTAGAGTTCGGTCACTACGTGTATCAGGACCGTCAGGGGCGTCGCACTGGGCGGGAGGGTGCACGGTATCGCACATGGGTTCCTGGCTTAAATATCCTTCGTGGGGTAGTTCGGGATAATGGGGGATTCTAGTGGCCTACGTTAATCCTCTCCCGTTCATTTACCGGTACATGAAGGATGCTGCCGCCCATGGTGTGGGCGAGTGGCCTATCCTCGAGAAGATCGTTTGGCGCACCCATGGCGACGTGGATGACCCAATGAATGAGCTCGTGTGCCGAGTGCAGATGACTATTGCGCGCACGCACCCGTCTGGGCCTAGGTTTGCGGCCACCCAGATTCGTGCGCGGCTCTATATGACCGGCCCGGACGGGGATGAAGTTTCTGATGCTTCTGACGCCCTGGTTCAGGCTGTAGATAAGGCTTGGAGGGACGGTATGATTACCTCTGAGGGCTGGGCGACTTACCTGGAGTGGACTCAGCTTCCCACACCGGAAACGGATATGGGGACCACGGCAGACTACATCAACATGGTTTCGTCCCTTCAGGTGACGGCCAGGAAGGGGGCCTGATGGCTAACCTCGGAAACAGTAAGATTCAGATCGCGGGTAAGGGGCACGTCTACATCGGTAATGTGGACACTGTTGCCCCGAACCTGTGGGGCTACACTTTTGGTGACGGCACCACGCTCGAGACTGCTGGGTGGACGTGGCTCGGTGATACCTCAAGCGAGAACCTGATTGAGGTGGAGACCGATGGCGGCGACACCTCCACGAAGCGCACCTGGGACCGTCAGGGTGTCCGCTCCACCCGCGAGGACGTAACCAACAAGGTGACCATCAACGCCGTCAATCTCGGCGAGGACGTCATGCGCGTGGCCTTCCCCGGCTCCACCTATGACGCCGAGAAGGGCGGCTGGGATGTCGAGCTGGACAACTCGAGTGAGCGCGCCGTCCTTATCGTCATCGAGGATGGCCTGCTCGTGTCGGGCATGCTGTTCCGCCGCGTGTCCCTGGCCGGTAACCTGCCGTCCCTCTCGCTGGACAACTTCAGTGAGGTGAAGATCTCTGGGACTCTGCTGTCTCCCCCGTCGGGTAAGACTCGCGTCCAGATGCTCGAGCCGCGCACCGTCACCGGCGTTGGCACAGCGAAGCCGACCATCACAACCCTGGCCCCGGCCACTGGCGCGGTTGGCGCTAAGGTCACCATCACCGGAACCAACTTCAACGGTGTCCGCGAGGTGAAGTTCGGCGACAAGGTGGCAACCTTCGAGAAGGACTCCGCCACCCAGATCACCACCTATGTGCCGCGCGGCGCTACCGGCGCGGTCAACGTCGCGGTCACCAACAACGTCGGCGCGTCCGACGGGAAGCAGTTCACTGTCAACTGATGATCTCCGTCCGGCCGCCATGTAGGGGTGTGTGGTGGCCGGACGGCAACACCCCATTGCACCCCAGCAGAAGGAGAAGGCAATGGCCTCCACCAAGAATGAAGTCCCTGACTTTGAGACCCTCGAGGGGCATGAGATCTTCAAGCCCGTCGACATGCTCCGTCCTTCCCAGCGGCTCCGCCTCACCGCGAAGGTGCTGCCCATGGTTGACGACTCAGACGAGTTCACTGACGAGAACATGGCCGTTCTGGCTGACATGACCGAGTTCCTTGAGGACAACGGCTACATCACCGACCTGGATGCGTGGACCCGCTTCTTCAGTACTCACGGCATCGAGGGGGCTATCACTCTGGCTACCGCTTACGCGGGGGAAGCCACAGGCGCCAAGCAGTAGATGACTACTTCCGGGACAACCCTGATGCTGCCGCGGACTTCTGGGCGCTTTACCGCATCGACGTCTACGGCAGCTACAGGGTTCGTCTCGTGGAGTCACTGCTTGAGCGCCTTTCTTACGAGCCCTGGTCGCTGTACAGGGCGAAACAGCTGGGTGGGCCGCAGTGGTTCGGCTACTCCGCCGACTCGGAGAGGCTTAACGCCTTGATTGACGGTCAGCGCCTTCAGACGAAGGCGGCCAGCGGCCGGGGGAGGGCGTACCTGAAGGTCTCTGAGATGGCTCCCAGGCCCGGAACTGTTAAGGCGAGTACGGTAGTATCGAGTAAGGATACTGCTGCAATGGCGGCCCTGTTCGGGGCCCTAGGTTGAGAGGTTAGGGGATGGCCGGTAAGGGTATTGTCGGTAAGCTCGGAGTCAAGGTCGTCCCCGACCTCTCTAAGTTCGCTGACGAGCTGAAGAAGAAGCTCCGTCGCATCCAGAAGCAGGTGGGCGACCTCGATGTTGAGGTTAACGCTGAGGTTGATGTTGATGAGGAGTCACTCAAGAAGGCGCAGGAGAAGGTGCGCCGCAGCGACTCCAAGATGCCTGTCGAGCCTGACCTCGATACCGGGTCTCTCACGAAGCTGAAGGCGAAGCTGCGTGACCTGAAGGCTGAGCTCAAGGTTAACCCGAACCTCTCTGAGCAGGACAAGAAGCGGATTGAGCAGAAGCTCGATGATATTCGCACCAACGTTCACTTGAGCACGGACAAGACGGACCTGGCGAAGCTGTCCCGCGAGGTGAAGGGTGCGGCCGGGAGCATTAAGGCGCAGCTGACGCTCAATAAGCGCTCGGTGGCTGACATTGAGCAGAAGATCAAGTCCCTCAAGGCCCAGATTGACGCGTCTCCGAAGCTAAATAAGGCAGCCAAGGCGGCAATTGAGAAGGACATCAGTAAGCTCCGCTCAGTTGTTGACGTGCACGCTCACCTGTCGGAGGAGCAGAAGAAGAAGATCAAGCACGAGCTGAATAAGCTTGATGGCAAGGCGACCATTAACGCTGATCTGGATGACGGCAAGGCTAGGTTTGACCTGAAGCGCCTCATCCACCCTAGGTGGGTGGATATTAATGTGCGCCTAGGTAAGGCTTCCGTGGCTCGCGTGGCTGCTCAGCTGAAGGCGCTGGCGGGAGGGAACGTCTTTGAGTCGATCGGTCGTAACCTGAACGATTTCCTCCGCAACCTGGATACCGCTTCAGTGAAGATCGGCACTGTCGCCACCCTGATTGGTGGCGCTGTGTCCGTGCTGGGGGCAGGGATGGGTGTCCTGTCCTCCGTGGGTGTGGGGATAGCGAAGGCTACTCCGGCCCTGCTGGCCTTGCCTGGCATCTTTGGCGGGGCGGCGGCGGGTGCTGGTGTCCTGATTGCCGCACTGAAGGATGCGAAGACTGTCCTGGGGGACCTGAGTCCAGCGTTTGAGGGGCTACAGAAACAGATCTCGTCCTCGTACTGGGGGCAGGCTGCGCAGCCGATCAGGGATTTCGCTAACACTGCGATCAATGAGCTCTCTCCGGCCCTCTCTACGGTGGCGACACACTTGGGGTCGATGACGGCTGCGATCGCAACTGCGGCGAGTGGGCACCTGCCTGGCTTCCAGCAGTCCCTGACCTACCTGTCGCAGGCTCTGAGCCTGGGGTCGACTGGGGCTGCAGCTTTCACTAACGGGCTCCTCACGATGGGTGAGGTTGGCGCTAAGTATCTGCCGAATATTGCCCAGTGGGCCAACGATCTCGCTCTCTCGTTTGAGAAGTGGGCTATTAAGTCCGCCGAGTCCGGGAAGATGGACCAGTCTATTCAGGCGGCGGCGAAGGCATTCGGTACCCTTAAGGACATTACGGTCGACCTGGGGGGGATTATCGCTGGCCTATTCAAGGCGATGGCGAACGGGTCGGCGCCGATCGACTCTATCGCTACAGCCCTGGATAGGGCTAATGCCGCGGTCAATGGCCCCTTGTTCCAGTCGACCTTGACATCCTTGTTCTCGTCGATGTCTGTGGCGGCTGGGAAGGCGTTTGAGGGCGTGGGCGCCCTGGGTGGCGCGTTCGTGTCACTGGAGCCGACCCTGGCTAAGGTTCTCCCCTTGATTGGGGAGACGCTGAAGACCGCCCTGGAGGGTATCGCGACGGCCTTGGAGAACCCGGCCTTCCAGGAGGGGCTAGTGCAGTTCTTCTCAGGGCTGCTGACGGCTGTTCAGGCTCTCGCTCCGGCTATGCCAGCCCTGGGAGAGGCGTTCGGAGCTATCGCTACTGTGGCTGGCACCCTGTTGGCGGCTATCGCTCCGCTGGTGGCGCAGCTGGTGGAGCAGCTCGCCCCGGTGCTTCAGCAGCTGGTTCCGATCCTTACGCCGATTATTGAGCAGCTGGCGTCTGCGCTGATGCCCGTTATTCAGGCGCTCGGTCCGCTCTTGTCGGAGTTGTTCGCCGTGCTGGGGCCGATTATTACCGAACTTCTGGCTGCGATCGTTCCAGCTATTCAGCCGATTGTTGAGGCGCTAATGGGGGCGCTGATTCCTGCTATCCAGCTTATTGGAACTGTGGTCCAGGCGCTTATGCCGATCGTCATCCCGATTGTCAACATCATCAAGAATGCCTTCGTTAACATGATGATGGTGATCCAGGGAATCATTAACGTTGTCATGGGTGTCATCACGGGCGACTGGTCTCGGGCGTGGAACGGGATCAAGCAGATCGGCTTGGGGGTGTGGAACTATATCAAGGCGGCTTTTGCCGGCTTCGGTCAGCTGATCGTCGCTATCGCCCAGGCTGCGTGGAACCTGCTCGGGAGTGTCATCACCGCCGGGTGGAACCTGATCAAGCAGGGGGCGTCCTGGGCGTGGAACGCAATCACGTCCACTATCTCCTCCGGGGTCAACCGGGCCGTCAACTGCGTCAGGAACCTGCCCAACGGTATCAGGAATGTCTTCTCCAGCGCCGGGTCCTGGCTTATGAGCGCCGGTAGGAACGTGATCCAGGGTTTCATTAACGGCCTGAAGTCCATGTATGGCTCAGTGAAGTCCTCACTGGGGGGTCTCACCAGTAAGCTGACGTCCTGGAAGGGCCCCGCCCCCGTGGACCGGGTAATCCTTAAGGGCGCAGGCCAGATGGTGATGCAGGGTTTCATTAACGGCCTCGAGTCGCAGTACTCGGCAGTCAGGGACTCTCTCGAGGGCTTCACCAACACCCTGAGCAGGGATGTGGCCCCAGAGATCTCGGCCACCGTCTCGGGGAACTACGAGAAGTCGGTGAAGCGCCAGTTCGGCAACATGGACCTCGAGGCCCCCACGCAGGGTGGTCGCACATCCGGTGGCACCACGGTCAACATCACCAACAACTACCCGCAGGTGCAGCGGGACTCGAAGACCCGCGACGACGTCGCGGACGCTATCCGCCTGGCCGCGAGCATCTAGGATTAGAGCATGAGCAGTGAGTATCACCTGAATGGGGTAGACCTGGACCAGCCGGGGAAGTGGCGGGTCATGGAGGGCACCCTCCTGCCGTCTGTGCCGGAGCCGCGCCTGACGTCCACCGAGGTCCCCTCCAGGAGTGGCATCATCGACGGGGCGGCCACGAGGTTCGGCACGTTCAAGGTGACTGTCGCGCTCATGGTTGAGGGGGAGGACAGGGCCTCCCTGGATGCGAACTGGCAGGCCCTCATGGCCCGCCTGCGGCTCTCTGGGGCCCTGGGTGTGCTCCAGCACCGCCCGGCTGGCGCTAACCCCAGAGAGACTCGCGTGCGACTCGTGAGCGTCGCCCAGCCAACATGGAGGTACGGAGAGTGGGCGATCGACACGACAGTCATATTCGAGGCTGTTGACGGGGTGTGGCGCGACGTGACCCCAGTGGTGGTGACGCTCCCTAATCTCGACGGCCTTGCGGGTGGGTCGGCCCCGATCACTGACGCCCTACTGAAGCTCGCTCCTACTGCGAACACGTGCACCATCAAGGATGTCACCTCTGGGACATCCCTCACGTGGCGTGGCACTATGGAAGGCGGCCAGAGACTCCTCATTGACGTGGCCAGCTATGATGCCTGGAGGCAGGTGTCTGAGCGGTGGGAGCCCGTGCCGGGGGTACCGAGTCGTGCTGCCGAGATAAGCATGTCCCCCGAGGGGTTCCAGCTAACACCCAACAGTGAAGGCAAGATCGTCCTGCAGGTCACCGGCACGGCTGGCTCTATCCGGGCGAGGAGGGCGTACTGATGCAGCGCACCTACTTCCCCGGCATGCAGCTCCGTGCGGTCGCCTACGAGGTGCAGGGGGACCGTATCGGGGTGGTCCCGGACGTCCTGGAGATGACTGTCACCACTCCCCGAGGCGAGACCCCGACCCTTTCCATGTCGTATGCCCCTGGCTCTAATGCGGTACGTGGGAACGTCCTTGAGGGTGAGGTCGAGGTCTCTATTGAGGCTACCTTCGACGGCGACACGTGGGAGGAGCTACCCGACTCTCGGTTCGTCACCCAGAAGACCGAGCATAACCTCGTCAATGACGGCACGGACTCCCGCAAGGTTGAGGCCATCCACGTCAGCGACTACATGAAGGAGGCCCTGGTCTGGTCCGTCCCCGAGGCGGCGAAGGACAAGGAAGGCAAGTTCAAGTTCCTGTCCGAGAACGCTGGGGAGATCATCGGCACGGTTTGGCAGGCCGCCACCAAGCGAGGGTGGGGTAAGGGCCTCACCCTGGACGCCACCACCACGACCGACTCCGCCAACCAGCGGTGGGCGAAAGTCGTCACCCTCTACTTCGACCCCTCTATCAGCATCCTTCAGATCGTCGACTCTCTCCGGGATCTGGGAATGATTGACACGGTGTGGCAGGGCCGCACCCTGAAGATCTATAACGCTGACACGACACAGGCCAGGGACCTCACGGCCTCCAGGGTATGGCCCCTGGCAACCACCCTCACTGGGGCCCCGGAGGCGGCGACCTGGGCTGACATGTGCACCGACGTCCTGGTGAAGGGCGAATCCGGCCGCACGTGGCTCATCCACAATGACACCACCCCGAAGTCCATGCGGCGCGTCGAGAAGGTCGTAGAGGCGGGCGGCGTTGAGCTCGAGGCCACCGCGAGGCTAGTGGCGGAAGCCACCCTGAAGTCCGGGGCCCATGTCAGGGAGGAGATCAAGCGCGAGTGGGCGGCGCCTGACGTACATATGCTCCCGTGGCAGGACTATCGTCTGGGTGACTGGATGATGGTTGAGAGACAGGGCGGCATGGAGCGCCTTCAGGTCGCACAGATCAGCGTCACCCAGAAGGAGCAGATGGTTTCCGGGCACACCACGTTCGGGACGGTCCTGGATAGCCTCCTGGGGAGGCTCACGAAGCGCACGAAGGGTATCGTGGGGCTCGCTACTACGAGCGGTACCGGTGTGCGCCCGAACCCTCCCGTGTCGAAGAACTGGCCCGTCCCACCCCAGGGACTAACGGGATCCACTAGGGCTGTGGTCGGCCAGAACGGGTGGCCTACCGCAGTCGTGGAGCTCCAGTGGGGGAAAGTGGATGCCGACGCCCTGGGAACGAAGGTGGATGTCACCGGCTATGAGGTCTCATGGCAGAACGTGAAGCTTACTGCGGAGCGCTCCGGCTCGTACGTGACGAAGGGTGCGGAGGCCACTACTGCGGCTATTGCGCCGCTCGAGGTGGGGGTGGAGTACCGGTTCTGGGTGCGGGCCCAGACACAGGATGGCGTAGGGGCGTGGTCTCAGCCGCTCATGATCACGACCGCCACGGACGTGACGCCACCACCGGTGCCGCCTCAGCCGCGCCTGTCACAGACTCTCGGTGTGCTTAACGTGGGCTGGCTGATGATCGGCGAGAACGGCGAGGGTATGCCCGCTGACTTTGCGGGCGCTGAGGTGAGCGTGCAGCTCCCAGGTGTGGCGCCCGGCGTGTTCAGTACTATGCCCGCCCCGGTGCAGCGGATCTCATTGGCTGGGTTGGAGATGCGCGAGTATGAGGTGTGTATGCGCACCTACGACCGCGCCGGAAACAGGTCGACATGGGGCAAGCCGTCCACCATCACCCTCAAGCAGAACATCGACGCCGACGCCATCGCGAAGCAGGTCGAGGACAAGCTCAAGGGTAGTGACGCCATGCAGCAGGCGGCCCGTGAAGGCACCTTGAAGGAGATGCGTCACCTGACGGATGCGATGACTCAGGTGGCTACAAACCTTGTCTCGTCTGGACCCGTGCCGCCGGATAGTGGGACAATTGGCTCTAGCATGTGGATTGCCCCTGATGGGCGGATCTTTGTCCTCAGGGCGGAAGGAGACAGGTAGTGCAGCCTTATAGTGCAGCGAAACAGTGGAGGGACGGCTTCGGCGCGAACGAGACTCGCATCACCGCGGCTGACCTGACGCATATTGAGGACGGGATCAGTGCCGCCACCCAGGGGGTGACCAACCTAGAGACGAAGGTTGACGGCCAGCCCGCTGAGATCATGAAGCAGGTCCAGTCGATCGCTGAGGGCATCAAGTCTCTCGTGAACAAGGTGACTCCGATCGGCACGATCATGATGTACGGGGCGGAGAGGGACCCGGAGGGGTGGATGCGCTGCGATGGCCGCCTCCTTGACCGGAACACTTACGCGAAGCTGTACTCCGTGATTGGCCTGACCTACGGGTCTACCACTGTCAGTAACTTCCGCATCCCCGACATTCGAGAGCGGTCCGTTGTCGGAACTGGCGACGGCAGTAAGTACAACATCGGCAACAAGGGCGGTAACACGACCATCACCCTGTCTATTAACCAGATGCCCGCGCACACTCACGATATTGGCGAGGTCGCTGACTCTACGCGCCGGTTCCAGTCCCGCACCGCCGAGCAGGACATCGGTATCGGCTCATCTGGCTATACCTACCTGACGTCTACTGGAAGCAATCGGGGCGACCGTAGCCCGATTGCAACGTCGGTCGGTGGCTCCCAGCCCATTGACCTCCGGGACCCGTACTTCGGGCTTCCCTACATCATTAGGGTGTCCTGATGCCTGGGCCCACTAAGCCGTTTCTCTCCCCTGAGGGTGCGCGGGGTGGTCAGTACGTAACCGTCCCGGCGTTTGCCTCCCCTGGGCACTCCTCGCCGTCTAACACTAGGGACGCCCCTGGGTCGACGATTGTCTACTCCCCGAAGGGGTGGCGGTGGGAGGAGGCCGGGGACGACTACTCCAAGACAGTCTCCAAACTCACGGCCGCCACGATGGAGTCGGCGGTACGCCGCATCAAGACGTCCATGGGTGAGGTGTTCTATATTCGTGGCACCTCTGACACTGTGCCGCCTTTCGGGGGATCCTCAGTGGGGGATACGTGCCGTGTCCAGGATGCCCAGACCCTCGACATTGTTGCCGAGTGGAAGTGGGATGGCGCTACCTGGGAGCGCATGCGGGTCACGAGCGAGCAGATCAGCAACCTCGACGTGGGGAAACTGACCGCAGGCGCCGCCAACATCGCCGAGATCACGGCCCGGAAGATCGCCTCCGACGTCGGCCGCTTCCTGGAGATCACCACCGACCAGCTCACAGTCACCGGCAACGCCAGCTTCGTGAACGCGACCGCCCACCACGTGTGGAGCGCGATCGTGACAGCCGGAGAGGGAGAGTTCGAACGGATCAAAGCCGGAATGTTGGACGCCAACTCAGTGAACGCCTCCAACATTCAGGGTGGCGCGATCGACGGCCAGGTAATCACCGGAGCCACGATCCAGACATCCAAGCGAAACAACGACGGCATCAAGGTCGACCCGTGGGGGATCCGTGCCTACAGGCCCAACGGCCGGGTAGCGTTCTCCGTCGACGCCGCCACGGGCGGCGTGTACGTTGACGGGGACGTCGGCATCACCGACTCCTGGTCCAAGGCCCGGTTCGTGGACATTATCGAGCAGCTGTCCGGTAACGACGTGGGCCAGCGGGGCGACCGGTGGGGTGTCGGCCTGGAGATGAACAGGCTCTCCTCGCCCTACAAGTACTCCGCCCTGGTGACGTTCAAGGAGGACCCCACCAATCGGGGCGGGATCCTGTACTTCCAGGCCCCGTCCAACTCGGACAACGGCACCCCGAACATGCGCCTGTCCGTCACTGGACTTCAGGTGTACGGCGGGAAGACTGTCAACTGGAGCATGAGCGCGTCTAACTCGGGCTTCCAGGGAGGCGCCGCGGGCAAGGCGTCGATCTCGGTCAACAACTATTCCTCTAGTATCGGCATGAACGGGGAGATCCCGCTCATGGTAGAGCGTAACGGCTGCCACATCCGACCCTTCGGTGACCGTTGGAAGGGCTTCTGGGTAAACAACAACGCAACCATTATGGGGTGGGCGTCCCAGAAGCAGGCCATCGTTGATAATGACGGCTTCCGGGCGGTAGGTGGGAAGACGTTCATTATGCGCGTCCCCGGTGAGTGGCAGAAGCGGCAGAAGATGCTCCAGCACTGCTGTACCGAGTCACCGTACGACGGCATCGAGTACTGGGAGAACGTGACCCTGGACGGCTGCGGCCGAGCCACGTGGGTGCTCCCGGACTATGTGCCCAAGATCGCCTCCCCCGCCGCGCCCTGGGTGGCGTTCACGTCATCCAAGGCTGTCGCAGTCATCAATCGCACCGGCTATGGCGTGGACGCGGAGCCTTGGACAGTGGACATCTTCGGCAAGCCCGGTGAGGTGGTCGGCGTCCTCGTGAAGGGTGCACGTCAGATCGACGACTGGGACCCGGACACAGACGTCGTAAAGCTGCGGGACCGGGCGGTAGAGTCCGTGTGGGTAGACCCGCCGCTCCCCTCCCCCTCCGGAGAGGAAAATGACGTACCCCGTGATGAGTGGGGTGTAGCAATTCCACCTAAGGACTGGAAACCTGAAGGAGACAACGATGGAAACGCAGAGCACGCAAGTTGATGCGATCGCCGTGATCGATGCACTCACCTATGAGATCGCCGCCGCCACCCGACGCGCTGTCGTGGCCGAGCAGCGAGCTGCAGCGCTGGAGGCCGAGCTGGCCGCCGCAACTAGCACTAAGGAGAGCAAGTGACCGTAGGATCCGTTACTGCCGAGATCGCTCGGCGAATCTGCGACAGCGAGAACGTCGGCTACAGCCAGCCCGAGCGTCGGTCGTGGTACGCCGCCGCGGACGTGCACGGCCGGGTGTCCAGTCCTCAGAACGCGGACTGCTCCAGTCTGGCGTGCGGGGCCATCTCCTATGGCATCCACCACACCTACGGGGTGCCGTGGGGTCACGCCGCCCTCCTGGAGATCAACGACTACTGGACCGGCAACATGCGCCAGGGCATGGAGTCGCACGGCTTCAACGAGGTCCCGTGGAATGACTCGGACCTCACCCCTGCCGGTGGCTTCCAGGTTGGTGACATTATCCTGTCGGCCGCGAATGAGGGTGGTGTCGGCCATGTCGTGATCGCCGTTGAGGGCGGCGGTGACCCGCTCGTGTCTGAGGCGTGGATCGCCGAGGATGGCAGCATCGACGGCTACGCAGGTGACAGTACCGGCGGCG